ATACCAAGTAGCAGTCAGTGGCGTGAACCTGATACTGACCCAACACCAGTTGGAAATCCTGTTGACCGCCGTGCAGGACGCCGAGCAACTCACAGAGAAACATGTGGGCAACTACAAAGGCTCACAGGGATACAACAACGCCTACGTGCCATGTATTGAGTCGAAGCAACCGCACGATTGGCTGGCCGTAAGAATTGTGGCCGAAGACTTTATCGACGCCACCAAACTCGCAGCAAAACTGCAGGACAAAGATGAGTGATCTAACCTTAGACCGACTCAAGGCGTGGCTGGCAGACGAGGCAAACTTCGCGCGGAAATTTGATCTGTCCGACGGACGGCCGCCGAGTCTCTATAACGACATGACGTACATCGGCGTGCGCAAGCGGTTCATCACCCGCAACGGCTACTCGATCTCCATCCAACAATCCGGCACGCATTATTGCAACAACGAGAACGAGGTGGAGCTGTGGTGCTGCCCACCCAGCCCACTGCTGGCTCTCTACGGCAACGGGGACGACGACCCGTACGCCTACGTCCCGCTTGAAGTTGTAGCGGGTTACATCGACTCACTTGAATCCCTACCCCCGAAGGAGCCGTAATGGAGCGCACATGGAAATTTTCGATGACTCCGCAGCATGGCCCGATGTGGGACGTGTATGAGAACGACAAGCTGGTGGCTTACGCAAGACGCGCTAAGGACGCTGGCTGGTTCGTGAGAGTCAGCGAGCTCAACCCCAGCCCAAGCCACGAAAAGATATACATCGGCGACGACGTAAATCCAATCGACTTTATGAACACGATGCTTGAAATGCACAAAAAGGACAAACCATGAACTACATGACAACTACCCAACCGAACCCTGTTGCTGGCGTGGCGCGTGCCGCTATGCTGGTTGATCTCAACATCGCCATCTACTCGGGCCGCAAGCAAGACAAGACCACGCAGGGCGAGGTGACCGCAGCCAAGGGCAGCGCGTCTAAGAAGGCCGCGTCCGTCTACAAGAACCTGTTCGCCGAGTGCAAAGAGCTGGACGCCATCACGAAGTTCCAAGCCCGAGCACGCGCTGAGCACTACAAACTGACGATGCCTTGGAACGACCACGGTGCACGCCTCTTGCCCACTGCCGCACTGCAGGACTACAAGAAGTCCATGAACAGGTATCAGGATGAGTTTGCTCTGCTGGTCGAGGCGTTCCTCGACAAGTACGACACGTTGGTGGCCGCCGCTGCGTTCCAGCTTGGCACGCTGTTCGATCGTGATGAGTACCTCTCCCGTGAGCAGGTGGCCCGGCGCTTCCGTATGGACATCTCCTTTACTCCTTTGCCAACGGCTGGTGACTTCCGCCTCGACATTGAGAGCGAGGTGCAGCAAGAACTTATCGAGCAGTACGAGAGACGCGTGACCGCGCAGCTTGAGCAGGCATCGCAGGACAACTGGGGCAGGTTGTATGAAGCCTTGCAGCGCCTGTCTGACCGGCTCGTGGTGGAGGACGATGGCAAGAAGCGTGTGTTCCACGACACGATGGTGACTGGTGCGCTGGAATTGTGCGAGCTGTTGACCGCCATGAACGTAACCCGTGACCCGAAGCTGGAGTCAGCACGCCGTCAGCTTGAGAGCGTATTGTCCGGTGTAACCCCCAAAGAACTGAGAGAAGAAGATGGCACTCGTATCCAAACCAAACAGAAGGTCGACGCTATCCTTGCCGCGTTTGATTGGGGGTTGGAAGAGAGCGAAGACGCCTGACCGAAACAGCCGTGACTTTCAGTTTTTCAGTGACTGGTGCGACACACGCGAAGCCACCTCGACGTTTACCCTACTAATGCGACCACCAATGAATGACGACCTTTACGAGTACAGATACGAACAACGTGCTGACGAGTACACACTACGTCGCTGGCACAACGGCAACGAGCGCTCGTTTCGGGAACTTGTTGACAACATGCCTGAGTGGCTATCCGCCATTCTCGCAACGGCCAAGGTGGCTGGAGCAATCCGGCCCATCAAAGAGCCGCCGCCAAACATCATCCTCTGGTTCACAACTGATGAAGCCCACAACCTCGTTGAATTTATCGACATGACTTAACCGACTGGACCCACATGAACTACGACAACCTCACCGACGAAGAGCTACTGCGAGTAGCTGATGGCCAAGCGGGGCTTATCAAAGCCCTTGCCGAGCGGCTGGAGATGCGCTTGCGCGACATCGAAGACCGTGACAAACCCGCACCGGCCGACGACCGACAACTCAAACTCTTCTAAGCTTAGATGGAGAACATCATGCCCGACCTCAAATCCGAACTGAACAAAGTCCTCAACGAGTGGAACACTCCCGAGGCACAACCCGCAACCAAGGCTTACTTCACGGTGACCAACAACGTGACCCGCGCTACGTTCGACTACATCCGAGACAACCCCGGTAAGACCCGCAAAGAGATCGCCGTAGTACTGGAGGCGAAAGGCTTTAAGACAAGCTCTGTGACCTCACTGCTGGGGCAGATGGTCAAGCAGGGGATGGTGCGCGAGAGCACCGGACTGCTGTACGTCACGACTGGCGAGTACACCCCGCTAAAAGGCAGCAAGGCCCTCAAAACACTGGCCGAGAAGCAGCAAGCACCGCAGCGCAAGGTTGTCACCATCGTGCGCAAACCGAAGGCCGAACCTACCCCTACCCCGTATATTGACAGCCTGCTGAACCCCGTGACGTTGCTCAACACCATGAGTATCAGGCAAGCCCGTGAGTTGTACGATGAGCTGCGCAAAATCTTCGGTGGCTAACATGAAAAAACTTTTAATCATCACAGCACTGATGTGCAGCAGCGCACATGCGCAGCAGTCGTCCATCCTGTACACGGGCCAAGACCTGCACGCCCGATTCAGCAGTGACCGCGCTACGGCTTTGGCCTACATCGCAGGTGTTGCCGATTCGCAGTCTGGCGTGACGATCTGCATCCCTCCGGGGCAGGTAACACTGGGTCAGATGGGCGACATGGTCAGGCAGTCACTGGAGCGTGTACCGTCAGAGCGGCACTTGGCTGCAGACGTCTATGTTCAGGTCACCCTGTCCAACCGCTGGCCTTGCGCACGCAGGGGGCAGAACCTATGAGCATCGAAGCAGAGAAGCAGGAGCCGGTGGCGTGGATGGAAGCACTGAAAGACGCCTTCTTTGAAGGGTTTACTTCGGTGGAGACGTACAACGACACCCTTTTGAATTCGCCAGAAGAAGCATGGGCAAATTACAAACCGCCCACCACCCCACCCGCAGCACCTGTGCAGGAGCCTGACCACGGCGACGAACTGACCATTGCCTACATGAGTGGGCTGCATGACGGCAAGAAGAAGCGTGAGTGGGTTGGGCTGACGGATGAGGAAATTAAACGCATTGGCAAGTTAGATTTGGACAGCGACTATTTTGGGCTTTGGTATGACTTTGCAAAAGCCATCGAAGCCAAACTCAAGGAGAAGAACACATGACTTGGGAAGAATACATCGACCTGTTTCACAAAGAGCAGCTGAACCTCGTTGCATTTAAACAATTATTCCAATGCGACCACGAAGTTCTGCGGCTGGTGAACGCCGCGATTGCAGCCGAGCGCGAGGCGTGTGCAAAGGTGTGTGATGAACTGCACTGGCCTTGGCACATGGGGGACAACAGTGGCCCGAAAGAATGCGCCGCCGCCATCCGAGCAAGGGGGAACACATGACCTGTAAACACCGCTGGGAAGAAGGAACCAACAAAGAACGACCTTCGTATCGTTGCACCCGCTGTGGGGCGTGGAGATTTTTATGATCGACCCAAAGAAACTGCAGTACTTCACGATGGCCCACCGCATGCGCGGGTATGCCGAAGGGCTGGACGAAGACCGCCATGAGCACCTCGTCTACATGCTGATGAGGGCGGCCGAGATGCTGGAAGAAGCGTGGGATGAGTACCAACAAACCCTGCCACCAGACCAGCGCGTGGGAGAGCAGGCATGAGCAACGTCATCCCATTCAACGGCATTACAAAGCTGGACCTCGACCCGGACATGGTGCTGGAAAACACCAAGGGCAAGCTGGAAGGCGTCATCATCATCGGCTACGACCACATGGGTGTTGAGTACTTTGCCTCGTCCTATGCTGACGGCGGTGACGTGCTGTGGCTACTTGAGCGCATGAAGCACCGCTTGCTGACTGTGGAGGTGGAGCAATGAGGTACGAACAAGCCAAACCGCTGGTGGAAACACTGATGAACTTGGCCGTCCTGTACCACGGCGCACCGACCATGCTCAGGCACAAGATATACGAAGCGCTGGACGATTACCTGCCCGACTTGGATGAGGGCTGCCGTGAGCGCGGCTGCATTGCGCAAGATCACTTTAAGGAAAAGAAATGACAGACACCTCCGTACGGCGCAAGGTAGGATCGCGCCGAGGACACAAGGTCAATGCCATGTCGTTTGCAATCATGTGTAAACTTCTCATGGAGGGTACGCGGACATGCGCCGAGCTGGCCGAAGACACAGGGCTACACGTTCTGACAATCTACGACTGGGTACGAGAACTGCACCGACAAGGCGTCATCCACGTCTGCATGTGGGAAGGCGAGGGACGCTCCTCAATGCGCGTCTTCAAGCTCGGCCCCGGCAAAGACGCACCCCGCCCAACCAAACCGCGCTCGCGTATCCACGCTGAGTACAGAGCAAAAAAGAAAGCAGCACTGCTGCTGCACCGCATGGTAGGAATATGCGCAAACGATCAAAGTATCGCCCAAAAGGCGTAAGACTCGACAACATGACATGGGTACAAGCGGGCTTGAAAAAGCTCGACGCGATCAGTGCGGGCACTACCCTCAAGATTCGCAACCACGACGCAATGAACAACATACGGTTAGGCAGTGCCACAAAGACCGATGTTGACGCCGTGATCGACGCGTTCAACGTAGCCGAAGCGTTGGCCAAACGCGGTATGGGCGCAGACTGGGCAGCTGAGATACGGGCTGCGCAAGACGCTCTGCTGACGCTGGCTCGACGCGGTGTGGAGCGCGGTCATAAGTTTATTGTAAGGTCCGAAGAGCTTAATGCGATGAACCTTGGAATGCAGATACACGACGCCCAGCTTGACGCAGTGACCGTGCGGGAGCTTGAGCAAGCGATGGACGACGTGATGGAGAACCTCAAACACAAACGGATGCGCCCTGTGGTGCAGACGTCCACGGCATGACGTGGTGTGGATAGGAAAGGCATGGCGAGGTCGGGACTGGCGAGGGCTGTTTACAGTGGGATGAGCTTCCTGTGGGAGTTCATTTCGGTGGCAACACCAAATGGGCTTGGAGTGGATAGGACCGGCTAGGAGCGGAGAGCTATGGTTGGGTACGGAACGCAACGGCATGGGCTGTTTACAGCGGGGAGCATCTGGTGACGGGTGTTCTTCGGTGGCAACACCACGAGGCTAGGCTAGGCCGGGCTTAGCAGGGTACGGCATGGCAGGGACTGGCTTGGGCTGTTTACAGTGGGATGGGCTTCCGTTGGGAGTTCATTTCGGTGGAAACACCAACAGGCGTGGATTGGTTAAGCGGGGCTTGGCTCGGATACCCATGGATCGCCGAGGAATGGTAAGGGCTGTTTACAGCGTTGTGGGCTTTCAATGAGAGCTCACCTCGGTGGCAACACCACGCGGTCAGGATCGGTCGGCAAAGGAGAGCCGAGGTCGGCCAAGGTCCGGTTGGGCGGGCTACGGCGAGGAAGCGTATGGCAAGGGCTGTTTACAGTGGGATGGGCTTCCTATGGGAGTTCATTTCGGTGCAAACCGTGCATCATTCAAACTAAAGGAAAACATCATGAAAACAATCGCAGTTCAACTGACAGGTAAGGCCCCTTTGCTCATGCACTCGGACCGTTTCGCAAACCCGCTTGACCCCCTTGCCAAAGCTCACAAAGAACTTACCAGCAAGCGCAAGAAAACAGACGACGACCACGTTGCCATCGCACGCAGTGAGTTCATCGGCGGCTGCTACTGGCGCAAGGACATTGGCTTCTTCTTGCCAGCACAAAACCTTGATGCGTGCATGATCGCCGCAGCCAAGCTGCAAAAACTCGGCGTGAAGTTTAAGCAAGGCGTGCAGGTACTGGAGGACGATCTCGTGTTCACAGGCTACGAAAAGAAAACACCTGAGCAACTTTGGAACGACCCAGACCACGTTGACTGTCGCGGCGTCAAGGTCGGCATGGCAAAGATCATGCGCTACCGCCCTATCCTGCGTAAGTGGTCACTGAATGCCACCATCGTGGTCAACGAAGAAGTGGTCAACATCAACGAAGTCAAGAAGGCCGTGCAGGACGCTGGCGCTCTGATTGGTTTGGGTGACTACCGCCCACGCTTTGGCCGCTTCAACGTGGAGTTCGTATGAGCAGCACGACCCTTTACCCCGCATGGAAGCAAGCCGTTCGGGTACTGCTGGATGAGGGACTGACCTTCGGCACCACCGTCACGCGCAAACGGCTGGCGGAGCTGTGCCAAGTGAAATCCCCAGTAGATGTGGACGACGTGCGGCGCTACGATCTGGAGCTGCTCACCTGCATCACGGAGATCAAAGACACCTTGCTGACTGCCCACTGCATGCTGCTGGTCTCGGATAACAAGGGGGCCTACGTGGTCATCGCGCCCGAGTCCCAGACAGCATACGCGGTCGACACCGGAGTCAAGGCGATCGGTCGGGAGATGAAGAAGATGGCGATGGCTGTCAGCTTCACCAAGACCGAGTTACTGACAGACACTGACCGGGCCAAGAATGCTGATGCCCAAGCTAAGATTTCCATGTTGGCTGGCATGCTGAAGGTGCAGAATAAAGAGCTTGTCAAAATCGCACACAAGGACCCGCAATGACTAAATGGCCTGACGGCACACCCAAATCCACCGGTAACGCGTTTGCTTGGCGCGAGAGACAGCCAGAGGTGGAGCTTCCCAAACACCGCGCCCCAGCGGTCAGATCAAAGGACTTAAATGCCAGTGGCAACGCGTTCCAAACCTACTCCAAAGCCTACGCCTCTATTGGAAATTTCCCACCCGTGGCCGTTTCCCGTGGTGAACGGGCAGCGGCTTCCCCCACCACCCAAGCCAAAGAAGCTTGATCTATCAACTGTTGACGAGGCACTACTATGACAACTTCTACTCCTTCCGCTGACGAACTTCAAATCGGCGGCCAGCACTACAAAGAGATGGGCGTGCAGCCGTGGGCTGTGATGGAAGCCGTGTTGACTCCCGAGGAGTTCGTCGGGTTTCTGAAAGGCAACTGCATCAAGTACGGCATGCGTGCTGGCAAAAAAGACTCCGACGATGCGGGCAAGTTCCGGCACTACTGGCTCAAGCTGGCAGAGGTTCAACGTGGCCGCAACGCCTGAAAGCCTTGTAAAAGCCAAGATTCACAAAATCTTGGCCAAGCATGATGCGTACGCCGTGAACTACATCGGCGGCATGCACGCGAACAACGGCACCCCTGACATCTTGGCGTGCGTCCGTGGTATGTTTGTGGGGATCGAAGCCAAGGCTGGCAAGAACCGGCCGACGGCCCTGCAGATATCTAATCTTAGACGCATACACGAAGCAGGAGGATGTGCCCTTGTCATCAACGAAGAATCCCTCGTCCACCTTGACGGACTGCTCTCTGCCGTTCGCATCGGCGGTCAGCAGATATCCAACTACGAGTATTACGAACGACAACTACCCGCTGAGGGC